CCTAGCCTCTGCAGAATGGTGACGGACTTGTTCACCGTGAATTACTGTATTGAAGCTTGCATTTGGAACATTTCTTTCTATGGATTGTTTTACTTGCTGTACTCTTTGTGCAGCTAATCTTCGATTATAAGCAGAGCCCCCACAACCATCAGTATAACCAATCAAAGTAATGCGGACCCGCTGCTGTCCAAAACTTCTAAAGTATCTGGTCAAAGAACTACTTTGTGATTCTGGCAGATTAAATTCACTCTCATGAAAATAAACAGCATGTCTTCTACTGATTGTCCTCGTATTGATTTCTGTAACGGGTCTTTGCCCTTGGCGTACACTACATGTACAATTAGACACATGACAGCGCTCTATAGCACTATCGGCTCTTGCTTTTTGGATATCTCCTGGGAATAACATGAGAAAAACCCAGAATAATGCAAACATTGTTCATAATTCCTCCACACACACATTAGTATATACTTGAAAATAATTTTTTTTTATCTTGACATACAAAAAAATACTAGTTATACTGTGTATAGTGATAAATAATTTACTTTTCATAAGGAGAAAACAATGAGAAAGTTCATTACAATGGCCGCCATAGCATTCGCTTTTACAGGCTGCGTGGCTCATTCGCATGCTCACACTGCCCCGGTCACCACAGCAGTGACATACAGTGCGCAACCAAATATTTACAATCGGAATGCGCGCCCAGGCATGTACTATGTGTGGGTTTCGGCAACATACAACAGCCATGGAATCTTGGTCCGAGGCCATTGGGTATATAGGCCACCTGTACAAGTGACAAATCCACGAGCGTATCCTAACGGTCCCGCTGCTAGTTCACATGCGAACAGGGTTTGGGTGCCTGGACATTATGCTGGTCGAGGAGCCAATCGTCACTGGGTACCCGGCCGCTGGGTTACACGAAGCCACCCACCACGTCGCCCCGCACGTCGATAAACCTGCGCAGGCAAATTAAAAATAGAGGAGGTTGGCGTCTATAAACTCTAATTTATTATATGAAGTTCAAAATTGGAGACTTAGTACGCTATCAATTCTATGAGAAATATTTACCCTCTCCACCATGGCCAGGGCCAGACAAAGAAGGGGTAGGTTTCGTAGTTAAGATAGTTATTAAAGAAGCCGGCGAAGAAATGCTTGACTATGATTTTGGATACGGGTATGATGGATATAAGCCACTACCATACGCAGAAGTTTGGATTTATATACCGGGTTATGGAACATGTGGATTTTGGGAAAGAGAGTTGGATCTGTTGTCACCAGTAAAAAGAGAAGAAAATGAGTAAAATTCCATTAGGTTCCTATGTTGCATGGGCTTGGGATCCAACATTCAAAGGCATTGTGATAGACGTGGTTATTAACTACGAATATGATAAGAGCGCCGATGTTAAAAAAGAGACGTGTTACCAAATTAGATGGAACAACCATGTTACAAAAGAATTTTGTGACGAGACTGAATTAATATTATTGTCAGAGGCAAAAAGTGAATAAACAAAAAAGACTATTAGTAATCGATGCTTTAAACATGTATTTTAGAGCGTACATTGTAGATCCAAGCCTGTCCACCAATGGCCAGCCAATTGGAGGTATGAAGGGGTTTTTAAAGATACTACAAAAGCTATTAAGAGAGACAAGGCCCGATGAAGTTATCATTTGTTGGGATGGCGAAGGTGGTTCTACAAAGCGAAAAGCAACTGATAAAAATTATAAACAAGGCAGGAAGCCTATTCGTCTAAATCGCGATATAAGAAATTTGTCTGAAAACGAAGAGATTGCAAATAAAATATGGCAACAGACAAGGCTGATAGAGCATCTAAACAATATTGGAGTAATCCAGTTGATGCTGCCCCAAGTGGAGGCCGACGATATTATTGGGTATGTTTGTTCTATGGGCAAGTATCGCGACTGGCAAAAAGTTATTGTTTCTTCAGACAAAGATTTTAT